TTTAGACCATATTTTTTTATTGGTCTTGTTCATTTCATAAACCACTTCATCATCAACATCTACCTCAGCTTCAGGTGTTACATCCAAGCCTGCTGCTTTACGCTGCCTGTCAGACATTCTAGATTCCACTTTAGAACTTCTTATATTTTTAATATCTACATCTTCAGTTTGTTTGATATCTCCAAATTGTAGTGAAGTATACTCTTCGTTTGTTAGAGTATTGTCTTTAGACACAATCTTGGAATTTGCTCCTACAATAGTTCCATCTTCTATCTTTTGAATTACTTTCCTGCTACCATCAAGATTTGTTGTAATTTCTACAAAACTAGTATTTCCATCATCATCTTCAACAGTAAACCTTTGAGTTGACATAGGTATCTGAGAGTCCTTATATCTTTCTTCTTTTACCTCTGTTTCTTCTTTAGGAGTAACCTCTACCTCTGTATCCGTTTCTGTTTGCTGGTCTTTATTAAACAACTCAACTGCTCGTTCTAAATTTTGTTGTTCAGTTATTTCAAACTCCTCATCACCCTTTGCTTCAGACTCTTCTACCAACTCTTTACTAGCCTGCTCTATATATTTTAATTGCTCACTCTGTTCAAGCTCTCTAAAGGCATCTACCTCAGTATCCACCTCTGCCTCTAGCTGATTCTCTTGTAAGTCTTTTATTTTAGCTTTAAGTATACTAGCCTTTTCCTTAGCCACCTCAGTTTTGTTTCCTTCTAATTTACTAAGCTCTAGTTGTAGCTTTGTTATTTCAGCTAAAGTCTCAGGGTTAATATCAGGGTTAGCCTCTAGTATTAATCTCTCAGTATTTAATTGTAATATTCTGTCAGAAAGTTTGTCTGCCCTACCTTCGTAATCATTATCAATCTGTATTTTTGTAGACTGTAGTTGGTCTAAGGTCATGGTCTCTATAAGGTTGTCTATAGTCTCTACATCTACCTTCTTTCCGTTTACTTTATACTTTGGCTTTGAAAACCTTGCAGATATAACATCCTTTATACCACCTGGTGCTTCAGCAATACCCTCTAATGCAATCTCAGAGATATCCATTTCTTGACCAATCACACCTCTAGCAGTAGCCTCACCTACAGAACCACCTACTGATTCAACTCCTGACGCAGCCAAAACAGATTTAATTTTTGTGCCTTTAGTTGCACCTTTACCAGCCTTTCTAAGAATTCCACCTGCAACCTTACCACCTAGTCTGCCTGTAAACGCATCAATTACACCAATAGTTAGACCTCTAGCTAATGCTCTGTTTCGTAGACTCGTATATATTTTATCGTCATTTAATGCCTCTCTAATTTTTTCAGGAGTAAGCTCTCCCTCAACCTCTTCCTGTAGTAACTCAGAAAATGTAGCACCCATTTCAAGGACTGACCCTGCTGCTGCAAAAGCATATGGAAGTGTTGCTGCTGCTCCTGTAATAGCTCCTGCTGCTGCTCCACCTACTGTTCCTATAACAGGCAAAGCTACTGTCCCTCCTGCTCCACCTGTAGTAGCACCTACTGTTGCACCTGCACCTAATATTGTGCCTGCTGCTACTCTTGAGTCTTTATTGGAAGCCATAGAAGCCATAGAGCTAAGTATAACTTCAGGAATAACTTGTAATCCTGACTTAGCTAACCCCATAACAACTCCCATAAAACCTTTTCCGTTTTCTTCGTAGGTCTTTTGGTACTCCATCATCTCATCAGATGGACCTAGTTTTTGTGCCTGTTTATTAGCTTCAATAAAACTGTATATATCTTCATCGGTTGCGTTTGCACCTCGTAGTAGTATGTCTGATGCATCCTCAGCAACCTGACCTTGATAGTAACCAGTAGCAACACTACGAGACATATCGTCTATAAAGTCCCCTAAACCTATTTGTGTTACTGTATCAAATCCTCTTAGTATGTTACCAAAAGTTCCCTCAAAATAATCTTGCTCAGTCTGTGGTTGTGTAGCCGAAGAAATGTTTTCCGTAACCAATTCCCCATTTGGATCTTGAGTAATAAAACTTGATTCGTCTTTTTTTTTTAATGGATTGCTTACCCCAATAAGTTGTGCAAATGCGTCAGCATCTCCATTATAACCTGTGTTTGTAAACTGATTAAATCCATCATTAAATGCATCAGAATTTGTGCTCATTAATATTTTAAAATCAGCCTCTGTTCCTAAATAACCAGTGCTTTTAAATTCTTCGTATAATTCTTTAAATGCTTGTTCGTTCATTAGTTTGTGTTATATTTAGAGCCGTCAATTACAGGGTCGGTAGATGTTGATGTTGTTGTGCTTTTTTCTCTTTTATCACTCTTTAAAAGTTGTTCTATGTCAAACTGTGCATTGTTCTTTTTCCATTGTGTTTTTTCAGCATCAGTCATCTTTGATAATCTATTTCTTAATTCCTTATCTAAGCCTAATTCTTTATATACCCTTTTCAAAATTTGAGGAAGTTTAGTAAGCATATTTTCTTGAGTAACTTTAAAAACTGTATCGACCCCTGGTATTGTTATAGTGTATTTATTTACTCCTGTTGAGTCTAAACGTACTCCTAAATCAACAAATTCAGCCGTCTTAAAAAGGTTAGGAATTAAATCCTCATCATTAGTTCCGAACATAAGTTTAGCATTATCAACCTTTGTATTAAAAAACTTGTCAAGACCAATATCAAAAGATGCTTCTTCAACAGTATCATCACCTCTTCCTGCCCTTGTTCCTTCAAATGAATTATCTTTTCCACCAAATATTGATTCCGTACTTAATCCTTTTTCTCTTTTAGCTTTGTCTTGAACTCCATGAATCTCTACTCCTGCTGCTGCCCAATCTACATAACTATCAGTTATAGGAATAGCATTATCTCCAGTTCTATTACCTGCAGGGTTTTCATAACTCACTTCCATAAAGTCTTGCATTACCCCTTGTTTATTTTCTCTTGAAACAAATTCTATATCAACTAAAGTATTTTTAGCTTGTTTATTGTATGGACTAGAAATAATAGAACTAATAATACTATTTCTTTTAGCAGAGTCTTTTGTGATATACAATGAGTTCCATAAGTCAACAACACTTCCTTGTTGCTCTTCAAGTATTTTATTTGCACTTTTTTCTCTTGGTGGCGTAGGTTCTTTTTGAGTTTCCTTACGACCTAGTTGTTTGTCTATATGTCTTCTTAAAAATTCTTCAGCTTTAGCTTTTTGTTTTTTACCCATTTCACTTGTAACATCCATAATCATTTTACCTGATCCTGGTTGTGCAGGGTCTTCTATCATAAGTATAGAGTTTTCGTCTTGGTCTTCTTTATTAAAAACAGTGTTAAAGCCACCAACATAATCTTTAAGAATACTAGCGACCCCATTTGGAATTTGCACTTGAGTCTGAACCATATCATTTACCATAAGGTCAAAATCTTTCATCTGCCTAACGTCATCAATAGTTCGGTATAATCCATCTGTTGTTAAATAAGTATCTGCAAACTTAGCCACCTCTGCATCTAAAACATCTAATTGATACTTTAGTATTTCTTGAGATAAAGAAAAGTTTAACTGTTGAACTGTGGTAAAACTACCAGGAGTTCTATCCATAGTTGTAACAGTCTTTCCATCTACTTCCTTGTCTACCAATTTACCAATACTTACCTGCCCATTGGTAGGGTTAATATAAGCCTCATGATTAGAAAAATTTGCAAATCCTTCAAGCCTAGCCAACATATCAGCATCTAGTTGAGATGTAGTTCCATCTTGAAACTTCTTCATTCTATCAGAGTATATAGCTTGGTATTTTTTTCCTAAATTAAAAAGTTGTGTAGTTCCTTGAGTAAGATTAGCACGACCAATGTTATAATCTTTTAATTTTAATTGACCAGACTTTAATAATTTGTCCTGCATTAAACGCATCTGTTGTGCGTTGTTTGCATATGTCATGGCAAACTCATTTAACCCTCTGTGGTCTCCTTGAGGAGCTTCTGACAGGGTTAAGCTTAGTTCTGCAGTAGCGTCATCAATAGCTTGTCTCTTAGACTCTCTAATGGCTTCAGCAGCCTTTAAAGAATTGACCATGTTAGAGGTAATCTCTGACCAGTTTACTTGATTACTAGCATCCCTTTCTGCGTATTTATAATATGTTGCCATTTAATTTATTGTTTTTTTCTAATAAAATCCATACATGCCATTCATTGGATCACCACTTCTTTTTCTTTTAATTTCTTCAATAATTTCTTGGTCTTCTATAGGAACACCTACATTCATTGAACTACCATAAAGTATATTATTCAAGTATGACTGTTGTTCTACACTACCTCTGTTTATGTAAGACTGAGGGTTGGCTAAGAATTGATTTTCATCAAAAGAACCAAGTCCTTGCTTTCCTGCAAGTTTAGCAAACCTATCAGCATTAAATCCTGAATTTCCAGCATTTAACATCTTAAGCATATTATTATTTAATACTGCCTGTCTACCTAAATTTGTATCTGATTGTCTATATCCTGTTCCAATACCCAAAAATCCTTTATCTGGATTAGCGTTCATGTAAGCGTCTTTACCTGCTCTACCTGCCATTCTTTGACTTTGGTTAAAATCTCTAACACCTGCACTTTTTGAAAACAGTGGTGCTGCACTCATAAGTTCAGCACCAAAAGACGCTAATTGTTGAAACCCTTGTGTCTGTGCTGCAGCAGCAGCCTGACTAGCATCTGATGCTGCCATCTGTGCTCCTGCAACCTCACCTAAATCTAACTGAACACCAACGTCACGAAGCCTTGAATCTTCTGCTGCTGCTGCTCTATCTAATGCAGTCAACTCTCTACCCATTGCAGTACGAATTCCTTGTTGACCTTTTTGTTGTGCTAGTTGTATTCGACCAACACCTGCTGCTGCACCACGTTCAGACTCTCTTACTGCCTCAACACCCCCTGCTCCTGCAACTAGTAAAGCCTCACGTTCAAGTTCGTAAGGTTCTTTATTTATGCCTAATGCGTCTATATAATTTACCTCAAGTTTTTTTCTAGCTGCTGCCATTGCTTTTTCACCTTCACGCTTGGCTTTTTCTTCGGCTTTACGTTGTTGACCTGCCTGAAGAAAAGATGCACCCATCCCCCCTGCAGATAAAATTAAACTCCCTATTAATAAACCTGTTCCAACTCCTGCCATAATATTCTTTTTTTAATTATTTCTTGAGGCAACTCTTTATAAGTATCTACATAAACATCTGCCTCAGCTTCTTCAAATGTTTTTGCATCAGTTTTATACACACAACACCACTCACTATCTTCGTGTACATAAAAAACTCGTTGTGCACCCTCTTTTGTTTTTACAACATGTGGAGCAACAATAGTTTCAACTAATCCTTCATCAGTTAAATAAGACACCTTACCTTTTAGTAAGAATGATGGATGATTTTGTTTGTGTATCATTGTAATTATTAAATGTCCTTTAGGCATAAATAACTCCCTTGTATACAAACCTCCTTCAAGATGTTGTTTTAAAGGGTACACTTCACTCATCTTTCCTTCGTACTTAGTACCTGCTTTATGTTTTAATGCACCTTCTATAGCGTCAACTTGTTCTTTAAATTTTTCTATTTTTTCCCACAACATTCCTGTCCCTTGTGGGATACTGTTTAAAACCTGTAAAGAAACCTCTTCTTCTACCATTACTTCAAAGATACTAATTTTAAGGAAATGATTTCATAACCTCTGAACCAACGGCAAATAACTCTACTGCACCTGTATTATTGTTGGTTAAAGTAAACACTGCATAGTGACCTAATATACCATGAGACTCTGCCGTACCATTCTTTATAAAGAAATAATAGTTTGGACTAGTAGGTGGTAAATTACCAATTGGAGTTCCAGAAGAATCTGTAATAGTGGTATCAACTATCAAATAATTTGTTCCACTTTGAAGATTAACAACCTTATCTTTTACTTCTCCAATTAAAGTAACTTGATTTGTAAAACCACTCTTAATATACAAATAATCGCCAATACTTAATATTGTTCCAATATTTATATATGGGTCTGTGCTAAAATTAATAATTACATTATTTGGAGATAACGTATTTACAGTTGTGTTATTTCCAATACCATTAGCAGACCTTAAAGGATATTGAGCTGCACTTGCAGGCTCTGAATTTTGTGCCCTAAGATATCCGAAATAGTTTCCTTCTTTAAGTTTAAACTCGTCTTTGTTAATAAAGTTACCAATTTGCTGATCACTATCTGCCGTTGCACTCCAAGATGCATCAGACTCTAGCTCTAAAGTTTTAAATAGTTTATTCTCTAAAGGTTGGTCATTAAACACCGATGTTAGTATAGAGGAAAAATCTTCTCCATAATAATTATTTCTAGTTTCATTTGTGTTATGTCTATAAATATTACCTCCCTTAAAAGTGTATAGGTAATTATTCATACCTTGAATCCAATCAGGATAGTAAGTATAAAAAGAGGGAAACCCCTTTACTCCATCATCATATGTTAATGTATATTTTGATTCTAATGTTGGTATTGAAGGTCCAGACATAATTTAAAGATTTTGACAGTTATTAGATGCATCACATGCTAAAATATCAGTAACAAGATTGCTTTGTATTTCCATTACCCTCCAACCATTAGCAGGAGCACTAGTAGACGAAGTTTCAAAGTAATAAGCATACCACCCATCACTTAATCCTCCTACAATTTCATCACCTAATGTTAAGCTATAGTAGTTATTACCACTAACTGTAGATGTCTGTACAACTATATTATAGTTATTAGTACAAAAAGTACTACAAGGTATAGCTACTCCTGATAAGTATAATTGACTTGTTGGTGGACAAACAGGTCCAGGTTGTTGAACCTGTAAATTACTTCCAGAATTTTCACGATAAATATTTGAACCTATTTCTTTGTAAAAACCATCAGCCATAGGAGTGGTTAAAGAATTAGTTTGAAATATTTGTGAAGCAGTTAAAAATGTATCACCTAAAGCCATATAAGCAGTGACCTGTACGCTTGATACACAAAACAAATCCAAAGCAGATGTTGCGTTATACTCAAGTGTTATAGCATTCTCAATACAATTAGGACAAATTTGTTGAGGTAGTAGAAGACAATTAACTTGTTCCCTAGAAATAGTTCCATCAGAATAAAATCCATCTGGAGCACATACAGTTAAATCAACATCTGTAAATACTGCAGTGGATAATCCTAATGTAGGTCCGTTTAAATAATAATTTCCTGTTACTGCCATATTAATTTTTTATTCCAAAATTCAATAATGTGAATATAAATTTCTTTTTACCAAGATCAACGTTAAATTTAATAAAAGTTATTTTACCAATTCTAAGTATAAAATCTAGTTTATCATTTTGTTTTGCGTTTGACTTCCAACTGTTAGTATACTTCATAGTTATTTAATTTAAAAACAAGTGCATGTAACGCTAATTACTGTAGCACCATCGTTAGTAATGAGTTGTGATATACAAGCATTCCAAACTTCGGTAGGAATAATTGTCTGAGAAATAGGTGTTCCAAGACAATCAACATACTCAAGTGTTAAATTACTGCCAGTATTATTTTCCCACGTATAGGAATTACAAACACAACCTTGATTTGAACTCAATGCAATTATATCATCAGTAGCAGTGTTTGCACTAGTTCCTGTTATTGTCCACTTACATCCATCTCCACTTAGTAATTCTACTTTATCTCCAACTGAAACTGCAATAGAAGATGTTACTGTTCTAACTTCACCAGTAACACATTCTTGAATTGAATAGTTTGATGCAACAAGATTACAATCACAAGAAACAAATTCCACAACTATTCCTAAAGAAGGAGTAATAGAAGATGCACAAATGTTTTCCACTACTGGACTAGTAACATCTATTTTTACTAATAATCCATTACAGTCTATATAATTAACAGATATACTACCTCCTGCAGTGTTTGTAAGTGTATATTCATTACAAACGTCACTGCAATCTTCACCTGGATAAGTGTTTATTATGTTAGTATTAACAGTTCCAAACTCAGTAAATGATATTACTTTAAATTTACAATCAGGCTCGTTATCAATTTGAACAATATCATTTACATTATAACTTGCATTATTAGCTATATATGTGGTAGGAATTGTTGTAGCTACTAAAGATTGACATCTTTCTAAATTTACAAAAGAAGGTTCACTACTAGGACATTCACAACTTGTCCAAACTAAATCAAAATCAGGTTGTGGTGCTGCATCTTTAGCACATATATTTTTAAAGTTTCCTGCTTTAATATCTTCATTTATAACTGTACCATTACAATTAGTATATATAAAATCAACTGTTGAACTATTATTAGTTACTGTGTAAAAATTACAAACCTCACTGCAATCTGCAGCAGTGCTTAATCCTGTAGAAGTAGCATTAGCAGGACCAACATTTGTTTCAGAAACAATAACATACGTGCAATCTGCATCTTCATTTATAGTAATTAAATCACCAACATTAAACAGACCACTATTTACTACAGTAAGTTGATTAAAACCATTTGTACTCCAATCTATTATACATCTTTCAACTATTAAGAATGGTGCAACAGGGTCACACTCACAATCTTCAAGAGTAATAATAATTCCTGGTGTTGCAGAAATCTCTTGAGCACAAATAACTAAATCATCGTTTGCAAGAACTGTAGCCGTTACTGAATCCCCATTACAATCTATGTAGTCAACATCTGTATCAACTCCATTAGTATCTTCTAGTTGATACTCTTGGCATATGTCTTCACATGTAGTGCCTGAAGGTAATATAGAAGTAACAGTTGCAGTAGCTGCAGATGGAGTTATTGATCCAATTTCATAAGTACATCCATTAATCACAACTAATTCCCCTGTGGTATACACACCTTGAACAACCTCAGTCTGTACAACTCCATCGGCTCTACATTGGGTAGCTTCAAAAGTATCAGGTTCTGAACAACCACAACACGCATCTAGACTATCTGTGGTTGAGTAACATAACTCAGCAAAAACAGGAGACCTGTAATCATATATCAAATACAAGTAATCACCAGAAGTTCCTGCAGGCATTATAAAGTCACCCAAGTATGTGCTTGGTGCTCCTGAAGAATTTACTGGTAATTGAGTAGAAGCGTTTAATAATGTTTGTATTGATGCAGGTGTATTTGAGTATAACGTTGCTGACCTTAAATATTTAAAATTCATAGGTGGGGTTACAAAAACAAAATCATCTGTTGGTGGTATTTTGTTTGAAATAATCGAAACGATTGCTCCATCAGCAGGTATTACTCCTGCACCTTGAACCCCTGCAACTGTACTGTATTGTGATACATTAGGAGAGTTTATCGATGATAAAAATTCAATTTGCTCCTGATGTAATGGAGAAATAAATGGTCCATCAACCCATCGATATTGATTATGAATAAATTGACCTGCATCTGAGTTGTTAGTAACACAAACTTGGACAATACTTAATGCTTTGGCATCTACACAACTAACTGTATAGTCTATAACTGCTGATGCAGTTCCATCAAAAGTAAGGTTTAGAGTATCTGTTAAAACTAAATTTTTAATTACTGTGATTGTGTTTAGTCCATTAACTAAATTTACCACTTGAAGTGTTGTTCCATATTCAACTTGTGCTTGAAGAGAACCACTAGTTAAATCAGAAACATTAATTGTTATAGTTACTTCACCCACTAATTCTCCTACATTAAAGCAGTAGGTGATAGTTGTTCCGTTAAAATTTAATAGTTGATTAATTCCACATTCAATACAAGGCACATTAATTGGAAGCAACTCATCATTAATGGAAAAAACATATTCATCCATGTAAGGGTCGTACCCTCCTAGTTTTTGATTATTAGGAGATGATATAAATTTATCTCTAAACCAAGAACGCATTCCTGCATCGGATATAACTGTAAGTTGTTCATTAGAATATGCACTACCTTTTAGTTGAATTAATGCTCCACGTTTTTGGTCAGAAAAATATTTATCAAATCCATATTGTGCAAAACTTTCAGGGTTAAAGCTTATCCCATACTCCTCTAATCTAGCTATTTGAGTTCCAAGAACTTCTGGAACAGATGTAATAGCTCCTCCTGGAACTGAATCAGATAATAAATTTTTACCTGCTAGTACATATGATATTTTATCTTCTTGTAATGTAAGTATATCAGTAGCTCTAGCGAATAGTTTTTCAATAGGACCAAATGATTCTTCTGTTTTCTTAAAGTTTATTAGCCCAAGGTTAAACTCATTAAGTTTATTTACATTGCTCTCATCATTGTATATACCACTATAAGTTATGTCTGCAAATCTATCAGCTTCTCTATAATCTTCTGCTGAAGTAGTTGTAACCCTGTTACCTAATAATAATGGCTTGCCCACTATAGAATCTCTAATCTTATAACTTTCTACACCATTACCAAAAGCAAAACAATTAAAAAATGATGTGTCAATAATTGCAGGACTTGTTGCGTCTTGATCTTGAACATTTCCAAGATGCACATCTGCATATGGAGTATTAGTAATTGTAACATCTGCAGGAACATCAGGTGGAGTAGATGGTGATATTATAGCAGAACCACAATCTGTCCATTCTGCTGCAGAATCACCTGGTTGAAGAACAAGTTGAGATTGAATACCATCTAAAGTGTATACAAATGCAATTGGATTAGATTCACTAGAAGCTACTTGAAATACAGTTTTACAACCTCCTTTTGCAATATCAAATGTTTGAGCACCTTCATACCAAACATCTGGTAGTGCATCAGTAGGCTCTGTCTCAAACACAAGTGTAGATTCAGCTCTAAATATTTGCCATGTTGCAGTAACGCTAGACCTTCTTTTTTTAGTGCTTCCACAAGCTCTAGTACCAGACATTATAAAACGTATCTCTTGAGTACTAGGGTCTTGAAACCACCTGTAATAATTTGTTCCTAATGCAGGCGTAATTCCATATGTACCAAATGGATCTGAAGATGTTGCCGTAGTTGGTATGTACACATTTTCTACATCACCTCCAGTACCACCAACTTCTTGCGTTCCTGTATTTAAAACTGATTGAACATTGTCTCCATTAAACCAATCAATAATATTATCATAATCAGTGGATGCAATTAAACTAACATCTAAATTATATTTTCTACGTTCACATGCATTATTACCCCTTTGAGGTCCTCTTCTTTCGAACTCAAATGTCATTTGTATTCTACTGCCTGAAGGAATAGTAAGGTTTTGATAATTACCTGCATCATCAGGCTCTGCAAATCCTTTATATGCAAGTATAGGATAGTTACCATTTCCTCGTACTGTTTTAGTCTGCTTACCTGGTAATATAAAAGGGTCAGGTCCTACAGATACTGAAAAGTCTTGAGCCTTTATTTTCATGTAAGTCCCTGCAGGAATATTTATTTCTTTTCCATTTTCATCGGTTGGTAAGGGATCAAGAAAATCTCTTTGTTGTGCTTCCTTATCTAAAACTGTTGCATAAGCACATCTTAACAAAGAACCACTTGTGTCTGCTTTAACGATTAACCTGTCTCCTGTTTCTACTTTTCTTGAATTTTCACCTTCTAATAAAAAGTACGTGTCATTGGTAGCAGGGTCTGTAAAAAAGATATTGGTATAAACTGTTTCGTAAGTTTCTGCATTAGGTTTTATTGCAAATCTATATTTAGTTGCCCAATACGGAGGTTTTTGTTGAGGTGGTATTGAAACCCTTATAAAATTTTTAAGGTCAGAAAATCCACAAGGCACATGTTCTGTGTTTAACGGACTAACCAAAGCAGTTGATGCTCTATTAAATTCATCCATGTAAACTATACCTATTTCATAATCTCTATTACTATGAAGACTGTTAGTATTACTTACTAATTGAAAAGAAACTTCTGCACTATCCCATTGAAAATATTCATAAGCACTTTGAGTTGGAGTTGTTGTGTTATCTACTCTGCGTATTGCAGGCAGTTGAAATCCAATACTATCAAGACCTGGAACTGTTATAAGAGATATAGGTTGATTTGCTGCTGAAGTTCCACTTTCATATTTAGTCCAGGTAGTCGGTTGAGCTGCATCTAATATATTTGGTACGGCACAATTAATTACGTCTGTAAATGTATTACCATCACAAGAAGTTTCAATTGCAGGGTCAATATTAAAAACAGGTTTTATATTACTTGCTATACCTACCTTTTCTTGAAAGTCTACACTTGAAGCTAATTCATATACAGAGCTAAAAGATTGAGGTAATATATAAACAAATTGAACATCTACTGATCCACTTGTTTCGGTTGGAGTATTTCCACTAAAACTACTATGTACAAAAGATGCTTCAATAGTTAATATAGAATTTGCAACTAACTCTACATCTCCTAAATTTACAAATAACCTTGATTCTGGAACAGAAATTGCTCCTCCAAATGTATACTCTCCTATTGTAAAAACATCTTCTATATTCTCAAAACCTATATCTTCAGATAGTAATTCGGTTTCAAATTCTAAACGTATAGGAGAATTGTTTTTATCTACTAAATTATAGTTCTCTATGTAATTTCCATACATTAGTCTATTACCCATAATGGTTTGAGCTTTAGCTAATAAAGGAACATTGTCATATAATCTAAGCAGTTCTGAATCAGGAAGTATTGTAAATATTTTACTATTTCTAAAATTAAAAGTATATTCAGTATTATTAGCTAAACCTAAATCAGATTTTTTTAACTTTTCAATTACTTTTATAATAGTGCCATCACTATCTTTAAAAAGTAAATCAATAGCAGTAACTAAAGGTCCTCCTGAATTATATGTTATAATAGCCGTATTAAATAAATTAACCACCCCTTCATTTATAAATGACTCTGTACTAAAATCAAATGGAGATGTTTGAAATGCTACATTTGAAAATTGTGAAACGGCAGAATACTCATCATCTTGGTATTCGTATCTATAAGCAAAAGATATAAATCTTTCTTCTAAGAAATTTTCTTGTCCACCAGGCGTGCTTGTCAATTCTATTTCTGGAGCTTTAGCAGGTGGTTTTTTGATAACTAACAAAGACTCTCTTAAAAGGCTTGCATTACCTCCACCATCAACCAAAGGACTACCTGAAGGGTCTTCATAATTTCTTAGTATATTAATAAACCTTGGAGGATTGTAATCATCAGTCCAAAACAATAATCCATCAATAACATTAACTCCAGTTATTAAATGTTTATCATCAAAGTTTAACACTGTTTGTGATGATGTACCTCCATCAGAAACACTTATTACTAAATAGGATAAAATGCTTGTTACTACATTAAACGAGACAATTAAGTCTAACTTTCCTGAAGGACTTGTAGAACCAAACGCAGGGTCAGTTACAAACCAATACAAAGTATCATTAGCACCATCGTCTACAGAACCAATACACTTTGCTTGGTTACTTAAAAGAACCCCTCCGTATGATAAGTTCGTAAGCTTAGTATTCCCTTTAGAATTTTCTACTGCTCCAATCTCTGTTGATTCAGATGATCCTAACCTAACATTTACTGCGTCAATATATTGTCCGTTTGGAACGAGCCTCTCGTCAACGGACTTATTCATTTTACCTGCTACAAAGTTTCTTGAAAGTTTAGCCATATTATTTTATCCACTTGTCTCTACCTCTCAGATTCATTAATAATCTTCCTGGGTGTATATTGCTTAATCTTATTTTTGCGTTTCTTAGAAGTGCTGATTTTGATTTTCTAGCTCTATTTACTATATATTCTTGAACTCCTAATTTACTACCTAATATTTGATAGCTAATATATGCATAAACATATTCTTCAAACAACTTATTTACAGTTATTTGTGTGTCATCTCCACCTTCCATGCCATCAGAAATGTATTCCAATATACAACTTTCGTTAGCCATAGTAGAATCAAAATTAATTACTCCTGTTTTTTTATCAATTCTAAAAGTAGGATTAGCATTAGCAGTCTCTGTATTAAGACCAAACCTAGCACCCACTGCAAAGTCGAAGTACCAACATCCTTCGTACTCATATCCTAAAAATCCATTATATGGACTTAAACTGTTTAAATAAATACTTGGTTGCTGACCTGTAATTCTTGCAAAATCTAAAGGTGAGTATTGAGGTTGTATTGCTTTTCCATCTTGGTCAAAAAGTATTCTAGCATCATTGGCTTGTAAATAAGCTCTAGCTGAATTTACTTGAATGTTTTCTACCATAGGTCTAATAACACCATCTTTATAATAAGATATTCTAACCCAATTTACATAATCAGAAGGCAGTATAAATCTAAGTTCTTCAGAAACTGTAAGTTGTAAAACCTTTATTTCTTTAAATGCATCATAGTTTAATTCTTGAATAGCTCTTTTTGCATGAAAAAGTATCTTGTATCTCTCTTCATTATTTATTAAAGAATGATTACCTGAATACATTAATTGATAGTTTACAACTATATCTTGCAATGATACATATTGGTATGATCCCCAATTAGCATCTTCTGGAGCATTCCCTCCATTTTCGTAATATTCGTATTGACTAATGTATGACATAATTATTTTTCGCTATTAATTTCAGCAGCCTCTTTTGCTCCTGCGTACTGTACAACTGATGCTTCACGTATTGATACTCCTGCATACTGTAAAATTTTCATTGTTAAATCCGTAGCATCATCTGGAAACAATTCAAAGTCTTGATAATCAGGTTGTGATTGGTCAAAGACTGGTTCATTATCAGTACCTAAATCTACATAAGTCCATTTAGGTGGTTTAGGATAACGTATATATTGACTTGTTACAACTGTTCCTAATGTAGGTGTTGGATACAATGTAGCAACATTTCCTTCACTTGTATAAGCAGGAAACATCAAAGATGGTGAGTTAAAAGAGACATATTT